GCAAATCTTGGCATTGCCCCAAATCTTGGCATCACCGCAAATCTTGGCATTGCCCCAAATCTTGGCATTGCCCCAAATCCAACCCTTTCCTTCATGGGAAAGATTGCTTTCCTTTTCAACCCATCCACCAAGGTCACCTTCATTGACTTCATATCCATTTGTTGTTGTGAAACTGATACAAGCCTTGATTCTGTAAAGTGTGCGACCACACCAATTGATTTTGTGTTCTGATGTTAATTCAAATTTTTTCATTTTCTTCAATTCCTTTCTTTATTTCAATACCTGTGCATTCTGTGAACTTCTTTGGACTAATGTAATATCTGTATTTTCCGGAAGGCATCAAAACCGCATATCCAAAGGGTAGTGTTCCATTCTTCAACCCTTGTCTGACCATCTGTTTTCCAACACCCATTAATTTTGCAGCAACTTCCACCGGAATCTTTTTCAAATATTGTCTGTCATCAGAAGGTTCATCAATTGCACCACTTAACCATTCCACTGATACATCCAAGGCATTTGCAATCAAAATCATTGTTTTTCCCTTGGGTTCATTCTTTCCGGATAAATACTGACTGATTGATGACTTTCCAAGACCTGTTTCATCTGAAAGTTGCTTTTGGGTCATATCTGCATCAGTCATTGCCTTCTTCAATCTTGCTGAAAAAGTGTTCATTTCATCATTCCTTTCATTGTTGAATTTGATTTTTGACTGTTTTGGTAGAATGTCATTCTACTTTGTCGGCAAAAAAAATTGTGTTTACTTCATCAGCAGTCAGACCAAGAAGTTCAGAAAGAACCTTGATTTCAGATGCCTTGAATTCAGTCTTGTTGTTGACCTTATAATTGAAAGTTGCAATGGTCATTCCAAGCTGCTCTGCAATCTGTTCCTGATTCAACTGCTTTTCAACAATCTTTGCTTTTAATTTTGCACTGTTAGTCATATTTTCACCTTCCTTTCATATCCATAATTCATTTTGTTCATCAAACATCTGACAGAAGATAAATTCCAACATTGGAACAGAAATTGAATTTCCTGCTAATTTATACAACTGTGAATTTGATTTGTCCTTGCCTTTGTAAAAAGTTTCATTCAATGCCTTTTTGACCTTGAAGAAATCTTCATCTGTAAATCCCATCAGTCTAAAACATTCAAGTGGTGTATATTTCCGGACCCGGCAATTATCATCAATGATGTGTGGTTCCAAATTACCCCCCCCTTGCAGTTTAGTGATGGACTGATTCCATTTGGGTCATAGACCCTTCCTTGATTGGGGTTTGTCCTTGTTTTTGTAGGACACACATTCCCAATCTGAATGATTTGTTTATCATCATTCAATTTCAATCACCCCATTCATTGCTTGATTCCCAAACCCTTTGAAATCCCTTGCAAGAAGTGTATTTGCAATATTAGTCAAGGAATCAATTCTTGTTGCACATTCACTTAACATCACACCTATTTGACAACAACCAAATCCCATTGATGGCGGTCTATCGAACCATGACCCCCCCCCGAACTGCATTTGAAATCAGTTTGTCTTTCAATTGGGGAATCAAGGCTTTTGCCTTTTCATCAGAAATGTAATACTTTTCATCAACTTCCTTTTCAAGATAGTCATACAATGTTTTGGTCAGTTCAACAGGTTCAGGAAATTCAAAGACCCTTGTGTCAATGTCCTTCCTGATGCTAACACAAATGACCCTTTCCCTATGTTGTGCAAGGTCATAATTTTTTGCATCAAGCACTTTCCAATAATTGTTGTAACCTGCATCTTCAAGTGATTTCAGTACAGTCTGAAATTCATCTTCAAATTTCTTGCTTGTCAGATTCTTCACATTTTCCATCAAGGCAATCTTTGGTTTGCAATGTTGGATGATTCGCAATGCATCAAAGAAAAGATTTCCCCTTCCTTTTGCATCATCAAATCCTTCCTGCCTTCCTGCCACTGAAAATGGTTGACATGGGAATCCATAAGTGACCAAATCAACATCTGTTGGAAGTGTCTTTTCATCAACCTGTGTGATGTCACCAAGATTCATTGATTCAGGAACATCATGAATGACGGAATATGCTTTTGATGCATAAGGGTCAAATTCACAATAAGCAATCAATTCAAATGGAATTCCAAGATTGGTCATTGCTTTTTCAAATGCACCAAGTCCACTGAATAATGAAAGCAGCTTGACCATTTAAGTGACACCCCCTTCTAAATATTCACTAAAATCTTCACCAATGATTTTCAAAACCACCCGGAACATTGCCCTTGCTTCCTTCTGATTTTCCACCTTGTTGACCTTTTCAATGTGTGCAAGTGTTGCATCCAATTTGATATTGACCATTGCAAGCATTGGGAATTGATGTTGTTCAGCAGTATCACAATACTTCGTGAACTTTTCTTTCAGTTCCAAGCAATCCTGAACTGTGATTTCTTTCACAAATTCACCTTCTTTCTTTATGTTCTGCACTCTGCATTTTGCATCAGGACTTGTGACCTGCATTGGTTGCATTACAGAAGGGGAAGGTTGCAGCCTTAACCCCTTTATATTTCAATCGTGTTTTCTTCTTTGTTCTTGGTTTTTGTTCAGCCATTCAGAACCTTTTTTGAACCCCCCATGTAGAAACCGCATTCCATCAAAATCTTCAATATATCCAATGATGGGAATGTCTGTGATTTTCATTCTTGTTCTTTTCTCAATTGATGCAATAATGTGTTCTGTGTAATATTCATCTTTATCAGGATTGTCATGATGAAAGTCATTGTCATAACAATGAACGAACTTCCCATCATAATATAAAGTAATATAATTGTGATTACTGCATTTCATTGAATATCCTTGTATTTTCATCATGTCAAGCACCCCTTTCAATTTTGAACAACCATTGACCATCTTCTGTCACAACACCAAAATATTCATCTGTTCTTGTGAAGTGGTATTCGATACCATAAAACTGTTTTACCGCCATTTGGTAAACATCCCACTGTTCCTGACACAACCTTGCACTGTCATAATTCTTTTCGGTCAGGTACAAATCCCAACACTTGATGCAGTTTTCAAGTTCAGCACCAAATTCAGTTTTCAGAAATTTTTCAACATTCATCTTCATCATAATTTCAATCAGTCCTTTCAATGTTTGGGTGATTTTTTCTTCTTGGTAGAATGTCTTTCTACCTGACATTTATGATTCTAACACAAAGTAGAATGATTGTCAACCCTTTTTTAGAAAATTTTTCAAAAAAAGTTGAAATTCATTCTATTTTATGATATAATCAAGTAGAATCATAGTATTTGAAAGGGGTGTTTGAATCATGACAACCGGTCAGATTATCAAACAATTAAGAGAAGAAAGGGATATGACCCAAGAAACACTTGCTGAATTAATGGGTTATTCACATAAGTCATCAATCAACAAAATTGAAATGGGGAAATCAGACCTTCCACAATCCAAATTGGTTGCTTTTGCAAAAATCTTTGGTGTCAGTCCATGTGTGTTGCTTGGTTATGAAGAACCAAATCCTGCAACAGAAGAAGATTTGAAAAAATGGGATGCAGAACTGAATCCCAATGGTGAATTGATGAAAGAAGTTAAATTGATTGAACAAATTCAAAATCAATATGGAACTGATGCAGTCAAACTTCTTCAACTGTTCACTTCATTGAATGATTCCGGAAAAGAAAAAGCGGTTTCAAATCTTGAAGATTTGACCGCTATTGAAAAATACATAAAATAAGAAAGGAAAATGAATATGTTTGTAGGTTTATCAAAAACATTTGCAAGATTTGGAAGAACCAAATTGGGTGTTGGAATCCGTATCACAAAGAAAAATGCCATTTATATGATTGTTGCATTACTGTTTTATTGGATGCTGATGTTATGCCTTTATATGATGGTATTTTGTATTTGGTTAGTGTATGCAATGGGTTATGGCATATATTGGTTGATAAAGAAAATCATTGAAAAGGTAACAGGTAACAGGTAACAGTTCACTTTTTATTTAAATATTTGAATGTAAAAAGGTTAATTTTTTGAATATGCTCTAAAAATTAAAAATATAAGAATATATCTGTTACCTGTTACCAAAATAAAAAACCGGTCAGTGCTGCAACACCAACCGGTCAGTCAAAAACCAAATTCAACAATGAAAACACGAAAAAGAATCCAAGGTGAATTTGTATCTATAATTATAACACATTTCACCTTGAAAATCAATGGAAAGGTGAAAAATAATATGAAAAATCCAAATGGTTATGGAACTGTTGTCAAATTATCAGGCAACAGAAGAAATCCTTTTGCAGTCAGAAAAACAATTGGATGGACTGAAAAAGGTTATCCAATATATTTGTCAATAGGTTACACCGCAACAAAGGAAGAAGGGTTGATTCTTCTTGCAGAATACAATCACAATCCTTATGATGTAGATATGCACAAAATAACAGTTGAAGAAGTATATTCAATGTGGTCTGAAAGGGAATTTTCAAAGATGGGAAAATCCAATGTTGCATCATTAAAATCTGCATGGAAACACTGTTCATCTATTTACAAATTGAAATACAAAGAATTGAAGGCTTTTCAGATGCAGGACTGCATTGATAATTGTGGATGTGGTTATTCAACACAAGGTGCAATCAAAAACCTTTTTGGTCATCTTGATAAATTTGCAATGGAACTTGACATCATAGTGAAGATGAATTCAGTGTTGACATCAGCACCACCAATTCCGGACACAACCAAAACACCATTCACTGATGATGAAATCAAAGTTGTATGGAAGGCAAAAAATAAAGATTGGGTTGATAGTGTTCTTGTATTCTTATACATGGGATGGCGAATCAGTGAACTTCTTTCAATAAAAACTGCAAAAGTTGACCTTGACCAAAAAATAATTGTATCAGGAACAAAAACGAAAAACGGAAAGGACCGGATTGTTCCAATCCATCCAAAAATTTTTCCTTTCATTCTGAACAGATATGATGAAGGCAATGAATATCTTTTTTCATACAATGGAAAAAAGTGTTCAACTGCCAAATACTATTTGATTTGGGATGATATAATGAAGTCATTGCAGCTTGACCATACACCGCATGAATGCAGACACACATTCAGGTCAAGACTTGATTCAGCAAATGCCAATGGAAAGTGTATGGATTTGCTGATGGGACACAAATCAAAAGAAGTTGGTCAAAGGGTTTACACTCACAAGACCATTGATGAATTAAGGGAAACAATAAATTTATTGAATTGAACTAATAACAAGTTAGTAACACAAAAACCCCCAAACACCCATTTTCAGGGCATTTGGGGGTTTTATAAATTCATTATATCATAAATAAGTTCAATTTTCAAGATGTTACAGTGCTTTATTTTCAATACTTTGACCAAAATTTGAACTTTCTGAAACTATTCAAAATCAAGGTGGTTAGTATCAAATTAGTAACAGGTTAGTAACATCATCTTTTTTCACAAAAATCAAGGGAAATCCAACCTGCACCGGACTTCAATTTTCCCCATCCTTTTGTTGAACCTTTTCCTTTCTTTTCTTCAACAATAGTGTAAACACCTTTGTTTCTGATAACACCTGCCACATTGAAGTTTGTTCCTGCACCCCTTCTGATATTCAGTGCAGATGCAGTGACTTTGACAAGATAAGGTTTGAAAGGTTCAGGTGCAGAAGTTGTTTCAACACCAAGTCTTTTGTTGACTTCTGCAACAATTTCATCATGTCTTTCATAAAGGTAATCACCGGGGCAAGACTTGTTTGCAAAATCTCTGTGAACAGTCAGATTGCATCCGTTTTTGTGATTCACTCTGTCAGACTTATTGGTTGACCAAACCAATTTCTTGATTTTATTTCTTTTGCAGATGTCAGTCACAAGGTCAAGTAATGCTGCAAATGCCTTTTCATTGACCGCATAAGGTGATGTCATGTCACTTGCAACTTCAATTGTGACTGCTCTGTGGTCATTTGTTGCGGAAGAAGTACACCAAGACCTGTTCTTTTCTTCAACATACATTCCAATTCTGCCATCATAACCAATACCATAATTACAAGATGCCTGTCTGCTTTCCGGTGCAAATATACTTCCAAGTGTTTCAACAGAACACTGACCAACCACACAATGAATTGTAATGGTATCAATTGCATGATTTCTTTTGCCTGAATGGTTAGGACTTAACTTTGTATAACTTACCAAAGAACTGTTTGCCATTATTCATCTTCCCCCTTTCCGTCACCTTCACACATTGCATTGATGGTGTCTAAATCCACAACATCCCCTTCTTCATCATAGATGTAACCGGTTTCTTCGTCATAGTTCAGACCGCCAACATAAGGAAGGTCATCATCAATTTCATGATTGTAATATCTCAAATTCAATTCAGGTTTCTTTGCCATAATCATTCACCTTCACTTTCATCATGATTGGTGTTTGTCTTGTTTGCATCAACAAGACCTTCACCGATAATATAAGCAATAACGGATGCACCTGCCATGATAATACTTGTCACCTGTGTTGCAACTTCTTCACTTACACCAAAGGCAAGAATCATAGAAGTCACAAATGTGACAATTGCCATCCAAAACTTTCTGCTTGTCAGTTTAGATTTCCAATCAACTTTCATTTCAATTTTCCTTTCTTATTTGTGATATTGTTCAAGGTCACTGATTCTGTGATTTATGACCTTGATTTCTTCTTCTTCAACCGCATCAGCCTGTTCAAGTTTGTAAACTCTATCAATCACCTGATTGTGTTTTTCAACCTTCTTTTCAAGTTGTTCAATGCGATAATTGACCAATTTGGAATTTACAAGAATACCTGCAAATGTTGCAAGGAAACTTCCAAAGATGGACAATATTGAAACCAACACTTCTGATGTCACATCAAATCACCTGTTCCTTTCTCTAAAAACAAAACCGCCTGAAAGGCTCAAATTTGCCCTTCAAAGCGGTTTTATTATTTAGGGGTATAGTTTCATTCTTTTTGCCTTTTCTGCTGCCCTTGCGGTCATTCTGTTGCTAAATCACCACAATCAAGGTCAATCAGAACTTCTTTCACCTGTTCCTTGATTCTTGCAGGAACATCACCAAAGTTTTTCTTGCCCTTGATGATAAGTGTTGCATATACAACTGCCATGTCTTTCACATCCTTTCTGAACAGAATTGTCATGATAAACCAAAACATCAAGCATCACCATCCAAGATTGCCTGAACTTCATCCCTTAAATGTTCCGGAACATCATCAATTGTTTTTATGCCTTTTTTGATTAAATCTGCATAAACTTTTGCCATAATCAAGACACCTTCCTTTCTTAAATCATCAGTTCATAGACTTCACACAAGGCAATCTGTGTGTCAGTCAACTGTGTTTCAAGATTTGCATTTTTGTCATCAATGATTTTGATGTATTCATCTTTGGAATATCTCACCTGATTGAATTCATATTCAATATGGGTATCTTCTTCATGTGTGACTTCCACTTCCTGAATATTAGTGTTCAGATAAACACTGAAATCATCAATGACCTTTTCTTCCGGTTTGACTGTGCTTCTGATTCTGCCATAATCAATCATGATTTTCACCCTTTCCTTTGACATGATACAAATAATATGTTTCAGCATACTTTTCAAGCGGTTTCAAATACTTCTGTTGCAGTCTGTAACTGTCACACCATTTCAACCAACCTTTATATGAATTGATTGAACACCATTCTGAATATGTCAGTTCTTGACCTTTCAACCGCTTTTTGTTAAGGTTTAGCATCTTTCTTTTGAATTGTTTGCAAGTGTTTTTCCTTAACAAAGTATAGTTCAGAAAAGACCGATAACCCACAAAATCAATTCCCCTGTCAAAAGTAGGGAATATCTGCCAATTTTCCTTGATGGTCAATTTCAGATTGGTCCGAAAATATTCATCAATTTCCTTCCGCAGCTGATGCAGATATTCTTTTGATTCATGCAGGATTGTAATATCATCCATGTATCTGAAATAATGTTTCACCCCTTTGGTTTCTTTCAACCAATGGTCAAATGCAGAAAGATAAAAATTCCCACTGTATTGACTTAAATAATTTCCAATTGGGATTCCTGAATCACCCGGTGTTGAATCAATGATTTCATCAAGCAACCACAAAAGGTTATCATCTTTGAACAATCGTCTGTATTTCATTTTCAGGATTTCATGATTGATGGAAGGATAATATTGTTTTGCATCAATTTTCAAACAATACTGTGACCCTTTCACATCTGTATGCATTGCCTTCTGAACTTTGGACAGACAAAGGTGAATGCCCCTTCCGGGAATAGCAGAATAAGTGTCAGTGGTCAGATTCTTCAAAATGATTTCTTCAATCACTTGCAGAACCGCCCACTGACAAATTCTATCCGGGAAGTATGGCAATTTATAAATCAATCGTTTCTTTTTACCATCATTCTTGATAAAAGTCTGATATTCAGAAGTTTGGTATGTCTTATTGATAAGCATTTCTTGAAGTTTCCCCAAGTAATATTCAGGGTCAGCATCAACCATTTTAACTTCTTTATACCATCCTTTTCCTTTCTTTGCATTCTGATGTGCAAGTTTCAGATTATCCATAGAACATATTGCATCCCACAATGTGCAACTGTCATTGCCGATTGGGTGTATATGTCTTTTCATTTTTGGATTCCTCTTTGTATGCACTTTCAAACTGAATCTTCAAACGGATGAAACATCCTACCAATACAGTCTAAAATTGAATTTTTATATTTTGCCATGAGGCAGGGCAATCAGTTTCACAACATTTTTATTTTTTAATTGCATTTACTAAGTGACCGCTGATATTCCGATTACGATTACCGACACTATTATTCACATTCCAATAGAAAGTACCTGCATTACTGCCATTATTCCAATTACTGCCTAATTGGGTGATAAATAATGAATTTTTGTATCTTTATATCAAACCTGTGATTGCCCATGATTTTATTTTGAAATATTAAGATGCAGTTGGTACATACACCAAGCGACCGCCGATATCCCGATAACGATCACCGACACCATTAAGCACACTCCAACAGAAAGTACCCGCATAACCGCCATAATACCAACGACCGCCCAATCGGGCGATTCTGTAACCATTTAGGTTTGCGGTAACATAAGCATAGTCACCAACAGGAAGTGAAGATGTTCCACCGATTTCTGACGGAAGGAATAACCAATCATATTTCTGTGAATAACCAAATGCTTTGACATATCCATTTGCATTGCAAAGACAGAATCCTGCACCTTCATAGTTGTCTGTTCTCTTGCTCTCTGCAAAATTGAAGTCTGAACAGATGAAAGGTTGACCACCATTCATTGTTCCATCACCCCAAATGTTGATGCCATAGACGAATTTCCAAAGGTTGCCCCAAGGGTTTTCCATTCCCCTATATGTAACCGCTAATTTTCCGCTTGTTGTGTAAGGTGTTTGAGTTCCACCAATTTCATTGATGGTTTCAGTTGCCTGACCTGTCGCATTACCAAGTGCAGATGTTGAACCGGTCAAAGATGAACAGTTGTATGAACTGTTGTCAGTGATTGACACAATACCCTGACCAATAGCGGTCTGCATATTCAGCATAGCCATTTCAACAACCATCAAATATTGGTTTGCGGATGCTGCTTTGATGTTGTCTGAATGCCAACCAACACCCCTGTTCTTTGCTAACTGTTCAACATTTGGTCTTGTCAAATTCTGTGTCAGACCGGATGCAGGTTTTGCACCGGCTATTGAACAGAACTTGTCAGATGAAAAATCTGCAACCTGTTCATCCAAAAGCAAATATGCACCTGTTCCATCAGCACCACCATTTGCATCATAAATTGAACCTTCAAATGCTGAAAGAAGGATATAATCAACTTCATTTCCGTTTTCATCAAAGAATGCCGGGTGAAGTGAGAATCCAACATGGGGGATGGAACTGACATAATAGTTTGCTTTTCGCAGATGATAACCAAGTCCAGTTTCTTGCTTTTCATAGATGACCGGAACAGTCATATAATAGAATTTTGGTTGATACACCATAACCTGACCCATTGAACCATCTTCTGCATAATCAGCATCACCATAATATGCAACAATAGTTCCATCATCAGCAACATTGCATCTTTTTCTGCCCCCAAACATTGGGAAGGCATCAAAATCTGCACCCTTGCTGAAACCAACTGCTGCACCAAGTCTTTCAAAAGTATTGTTGGTATAGTCAATTGATACACCAAGGATTGTTTCATCTTCTAACAGACCAAGTGTTGCTTTCAGGTCAGTAACACCAACCAAGATTTCTTTGCTATTGAAATTTTCACTTCTTAACTGTGAAAGATTGGATTCTGCACTGACATTTTCAGCAGATAAAGTTTTCAGAACTTCATTTGCAGTTGAAACAGATGCATCCAAGTTTGTTTTTGCAGTTTCAGCATTATTGATGACAGATGCAAGGTTTGCTTTGATTGTATCTGCATTATTGATGACAGTCTGCAATTGACTTTTTGCAGTATTTGCAGTTGAAACAAGTTCATCAAGATTCAGTTTCAATGTGTTAGCTGCACCAATTGCAGTGTTCAAGTTGGAAAGTGCAGTTTCAGCAGAAACCCTTGCAGCATCCAAATTTGTTTTTGAAGTGTTTGCAGTTGAAGTTGATGTTTCCAATTTACTTCTTGCAGTATCTGCATCAGTGATGGTATTCTCTGCATTTTCAATGGTTGTATTCAACGCATCTTTCACCTGATTTGCAGTATCAGTCACACCCACAAGGTTTGTTTTAGAAGTTTCAGCATCTGAAATTGCTTCTTCAAGATTTGTTTTTGCAATGTTTCCGGTGTTGATAGTTGATTCAAGTGCAATTTTGAATTCTTCTGCACTCTGAACATCTTCACCAAATTCTTCAATCAACCTTTCAATTTCAGTCTTGTCAGCAGTGATTTGGTCTTTGATGTCCTGATAACTGTTGTTATCATCATTGACCTTTTCCAATGCACCAACAATGGAATCCCTGACTTCTTCACCATACACTGCATTTTTGATTTGGTCAGTATAATGTTTAATATCAGCCATTGTTTTCACCTTCCTTTTCCTGCTCTGTTGCATTTAATTTTGCATAATCACTTGCCAATTCAGCATTCTTCTGTTGTCTGACATCAGCAAGGATTCCGGTCAAAATGGAATCAACAAGGAACATGGGAAGTTTGAATTTCTCATTCACCTGATTGATTGCCATGATATAACCCTTCTTTGATTCTTCCATTGCCACTGACAATGGGATGTTCATTTCTTTCTGCTCTGCCATTTTACATCACACCTTTCTTTTCGCATATTTATATGATTTTGATGGTTCTTTGTGGTTTTCTGACACAATTGGTTCTGTCATTGATGTGTTGATTGTAAATGCCTTTTTATCAACATATTCCATGTCATCAACCCAAGTGGTTTCAGATTCAGTGTCATCACCATCAAGTGACATCAATGCCATTGGTGGACTGACAATTGATTTCAATTCCTGAATTGCTTTGATAAGATATGGAATCAGTTCCAAGAATCTGATGCTTTTTACATCAGATTTTTCATTGGTTTTGACCATTTCCGGAAGAACCATTTCAAGTTGTTGTGCAATCATACCAACATCAATGTGTTTTCCTGATTCAATCCAATCAAATGACTTCAATTCAATTTTGTCCAACACTTCAAGTGCATTGACCTGTGTATCAACAATGTTGGTTTTCAATCTTGAATCAGATTCATGCAAAATATCATAATAATGCATATCTAAATCAGAATAAAAGTTAATATCAACATTGTTATATATACAAAATTCACCATCACCAATTCCAACATAAGAAGTGTATCTTGAATTGTTTGCACAAATATAAAACATTCCATCTGTTGCAATGCCACAATCATAATCATTGAACCACATCAGTCTTGAATCTTCACTGATGTAAAGATTACCCCATGTATATGTTGGACATTCAAAATGCAACCCTTCTTCATAACCTGTTGCATTTGAATTGTGATATGCAAGTTTTGTTGCATAGTAACCATAATCTTCATTCCAAACTGACCATGACATCCAACCTGCATCTTCTTCAAGATTAAAAACCAATCCACGATATTCCGGCAATTCTTCCCAATAAGAAGTTCCAAGCATACCAATCATTTCACCATTGGTGTAAAAAGTCTGACCATAAGGGTGTAATGACATCAGAATATCATCATTATAGTCATAAATATTCAATTCACCATATTCAATTTGAACATAGGTTGAAATTTTATTCCAAGCAATTTTGACACCATAGGCATTTTGTTGAAGTGTAGATGAAAAATCACTTGTGTTCAATTTCTTATTGACCTGTGAAGTGATTGCATCTGTTGTCACTTTGATTTGTGCAGATGTGGAATAATTCTTCAATCTGTTGTCAGTATAGGTTTGAGAAGTCTGTTGAGCAGACAAAAGAACCGCATCCTTGGTTGTTGTGATTCTTGTTTCAACTTCTGATTTGGTGTAGTAGGTTTTCAACTTTTCATCTGTTGCTGCATTTGCATTGGATTCAGCAAGTTCAATTGCAGTTTCAACAGATGTCTTGTAACCTGCATCAAGTTTTTCAGCAGTGATTGAACCTGCAACAATTCTTTCACCAACAATCTGACCATCCATTGTGATTGCCAAATTATATTTGCCATTGTAACCTGTTGAAGAATAACCAAGTCCATTCAGATTCCACCGCCAAAGTTTTTTTGCAGTGCTGATGTCATCTGTGTCCATGATAAGTTGTTCATTCGCAGTGGTCACCACATGACCATGTGTTGCGGTCTGAATCAATTCACTTGCATTTTCCTGTGCTTCTTTCAAAATATCACTTTTTGAAGGAATGTTTTGAACCTTTTCCATGATTTCTGCATTTGCAGATTGTGATGTATTGGTCATTGTTTTGACTTTATCTTGACCAAGTTTTAATCTGTTACTTTCCGGTGCATCAAGTGCAATTTCCATTTCTGTGACCGGGAACAATTGGTCAAGTCCATGTGGTTCAGACCTAACCCTGACATAGTTCAAAATGTTGATTTTGTCAATGTCAACATCCAAATCATGAAGGTCAACTGCACTGACATCAAGTGTCATGTTCTCATATTGAACTTCATTCAGGTATTCTTGACCTTTTTTCAGAAGATTTTCAGCAACATGAACATCATCAAATTCCACCGTTTTGAAAATCCAACCATAAAGGTCAACCGCCTTCTGATTATAAACAAAATCACAACCATTGTTGACTGATGCA